CTCTAAAATGAATCAGATCCTTAAAGAGAAACAAAGCATATTGAAGGATAATCTTAAGGATGTTAATTACGATTTAGAGCTAGCAAAGGATAAGATCGATCTTCAACAGAACTATATTAAAGAAGTCGAAGGGCTTTCTACGAAAGAAATCGAAAGTAAAGAGCAAGAGATCTCTGATGCGAGGAGTGAAATCGAGCAAATACAATCAGAGAATGTTACTTTATCTAATTCGATTGAGCGAAGGTCACGTGGGCTCGAAGAAAAAATCAAAAAAAGCCACGACAAAAAACAAGCGCTTCTTCAGTACAAAGCGGAGTTTGATACGAAAATTAAAACGTTAGTCAAAGAAGCTAAGTTTTATGATAAGCATGATAACTGTCCAACATGTGAACAAGAAATATCAAAAGAACTGAAAAAAGAAAAAGTACAAACCGCAAAAGATAAGGCTGCCATATATCAAGATACTTTGAAAGATATAGCTGAACAAGCTACCGCCGTAGAAATAGAAATTACCGATTTAACTAGTAGATCTCAAGATATAAGAGACAAGACATCTACCATAACTACAAATAATAATTCTATTGATAGTCTACAAAATCGTATTAATTCTCTGAGTAAACAAATCGAAAAGATTAGAGGTAGCGAAGGAGATACGGCAAAGGCAAAAGCAGAATTATCCATATTAAAAGAAACAAGAGAATCACATTTTGAAAACAAAATTCGTATCAACGAAGATGTGACATATAATAGTGTGATTCTTGAAATGTTAAAAGATACCGGTATCAAGACAAAGATTATCAAACAATATCTACCGGTCATCAATCAACTTACAAATCAGTATTTACAGATTCTAGATTTCTTTGTACATTTTAATCTAGATGAAAGTTTTACAGAAACCATTCGGTCACGCCATCGTGATAATTTTTCATATGACTCTTTCTCAGAAGGTGAGAAACAACGGATCGATTTGGCTTTATTATTTACTTGGCGTCAGGTTGCCAAGATGAAAAATTCAGTAGCTACTAACTTACTCATACTTGATGAGACATTTGATTCGTCACTGGATCATGATGGCGTTGGTAATCTAATGAAAATAATTTATGCGTTTGGTGAAGATACTAATGTCTTTGTTATATCGCATAAAGGTGAAATCCTTGATGATAAGTTTGAGTCTAAGATGGAATTTATCAAAGATAAAAACTTTAGCAAGGTAAAATAATGTTGTACAATCAGTTAAAAATGTTGTATAATAGTATTCTTAATTATGGAGTATATCATGGAACTAAGTGAAAATACCCTGTCTATTCTCAAGAATTATGCAGGTATTAATTCAAATATTGTTTTCAACGAAGGCAATAATATTCAGACTATTTCTGAAGCGAAGAATGTTCTATCAGCAGCCAGTACTGTTGAAGACTTTCCTCAAAACTTCGGGATCTATGACTTGAATGAATTTCTCAATGTCCTAGGTCTTGTTGACGTACCTAATCTAACTTTCGAAAAAGATTATGTACTTATCAGTGATTCATCTGGTCGGTCAAAAGTTAAGTATTTCTTTTCTGATCCGGACATGTTGACATCACCATCTAAAAAGATTGTAATGCCTCAGTGCGAAGTACAATTTGATCTAGATGGAAATACATTGAGTCGTATCAAACGTGCCGCGGCGGCTCTTGGACATGACGAAGTATCAATTACACCAGGCGATGGCGTTCTTACTTTGTCAGTTGTTGATAGTAAAAATGCAACATCAAATACATTTTCTATCGATATAGCCGGTGATTATCCTGCAGAACCTTTTAACTTTGTTATAAGTATCTCTAATCTTAAGATTATACCAGGTGATTACCACGTGGCAATTTCGTCTAAACTCATCTCAGAGTTTTCTAATAATGAACTAGGCGTATCATATTGGATCGCTCTAGAAAAATCCTCAACATATGGAGAATAAAATGGCTAAAGAAGTAAAAGCCGAAAATATGGTTTCTGCACCAGCACCAGCTGCGGCAGGACAGATGGATCATGATCAGATCTATCAAGTGTCAACACAAATGGGCCGTTCAATGATTGCGGTCATTGATGCTATCGCTCAACGTGGTGGTTTCCGTGGAGAAGAGTTATCAACTATTGGTCAGTTACGAGATCAATGTGTGAAAGCTATCTCTCTTGGTGAAAACTACGAAGCGAGCAAAACATAATATTTACAAACCTCCCCTTTTATTGTATAATGTATTTCTTGAACGAGGTTTGTAATGTCAGATTTTCTATGGGTCGAAAAGTATCGGCCAAAAAATATCGTGGATTGTACTCTTCCACGTGAACTAAAACAACAGTTCCATGATGTTGTGGCTACCGGTGAATTGCCTAATATGCTTTTCACCGGTACAGCCGGTCTTGGTAAGACAACTGTTGCTAAAGCCCTTTGTCATGAACTAGGTCTAGATTATATCTTGATCAATGGTTCTGAAGAAGGCAATATCGATACCTTACGAGGTAAGATAAAACAATTTGCATCATCAGTTTCTTTGCAAGGTGGATATAAAGTTGTTATCCTTGACGAAGCTGACTATCTAAATGCACAATCGACTCAGCCTGCTCTTCGTGGATTTATAGAAGAGTTTGCAAATAATTGTCGATTCATTCTCACTTGTAACTTTAAGAATAAAATCATTGAACCACTTCATTCTCGCTGTGGCGTATATGAGTTTAATACAAGTAAGAAAGATTTACCTAAACTTGCACAAAGCTTCTATTCGCGACTTTTATATATACTACGTGACAATGGGATCAAGCATGATGAGAAATCACCTATTGATCTAGTCATGAAATATGCACCAGATTGGAGACGAGTCTTAAATGAAGCTCAGCGATTTAGTACCAGCGGCACTCTTGTTAATGGTAACAGCACAAATAGTAGTCCTGATAACTATCGTATTCTAGTAAAGTATCTCAAAGATAAAGACTTTAAGAATATGCGTCATTGGGTTGTGAATAGCATGGATATTGACGCCACTGCTATCTTTCGTGGTATCTACGATTCTATGAATGAATATGTTATGCCACAATCGATACCACAACTTGTTTTAATTCTGGCTGATTATCAATACAAAAACGCCTTTGTGGCAGACCATGAATTAAATGTTGTAGCTTGTATGACAGAGATCATGGCAAACGTGGAGTTCAAGTGATGGAAGGTAAATTAACGCTATTTACAAAAGACAGATGTTTCTATTGTATGACGTTAAAAGAAAAACTTGATGAATGGGGATTTGAATACGTTGTATTGAACAATCACCCACTTCCTAACAATCATAAAACTTATCCGCAATTATATTACCGTGACGTTGACGTACAACGTGGACACTCAACCGATCTGACTCAAGATGAATTACATAATCGTATGGAAAGAGTAGAGTGGCCAAGATTAGATAGTGGAATAGAATGATATCTGACTCTGATTATGAGTTTCTACAAAAACACTGTGATGTAAAACGGGTTTTAGAAATAGGTACAGGTAAAAGTACTGAAGCACTAAAAACAAATAATGCTGAGGTCCATACAATCGATAGAACTTATCGAGAAATAGACGGCGTTGAACAATACATTATGGAGTCAGAAGAATTTTGGGAAATGTTTGACATAACAGGTTTTGACTTATACTTCGTTGATGGTAATATCGGAATCGGTGATGTAGAAGAAATCTATGGTCGTGCTAATGATAAGTTTAAGATTATCTTTCATGATTACAATGAAGGTAATAACCATGTGAATTATGACAAGGGTGTACATAACTACAAACTTGTGTTAAAATATGTGCATGATAAATGCCACACCAATTTTAAAACAGGTGGCACACATTGTGCACTTTTAGAATGTGAAAAAATATGAATCATTTTGATTATTTAAATTCAATCAACCAAAGTAAACAAGACATAATGGTTGATGATATAGCAGAAAAAGAATATAATTCATTTATGGTGAATCGTGGTCTTTCTTATTTTCCCGATAGTATTCTATTTGCTAATGAAATGAATAGATGTCATCAGCTAGATAATAAGCTCCAATATCATTTTCTTATAAATATGATCAGAAAAAGAAAAAGGTTTTCTAAATGGGCGAAAGCCACAAAACAAAGTGATATTGATGCTGTCAAGGAATATTATGGGTATAGTAATGAGAAAGCCCGTCAAGCCATGACACTTCTATCGCCTGACCAAATAACGATTATAAAAAATAAGGTGAGTAAAGGTGGAAGAAGAAGATAAAACGGTAATATGGAATCCGAGCGATATGCTTGAGATTTCATTAAATGAACCAGATGACTTCCTAAAAGTCCGTGAGACGCTAACACGTATTGGTGTTGCATCACGTAAAGAAAAGAAATTATTTCAATCCTGTCATATTTTACATAAACAAGGCCGGTACTTTATTGTACATTTTAAGGAATTATTTTTACTAGATAGTAAGAAAGCTAATCTAGAATCGACAGATATTGAACGTAGAAATACAATTGCGACATTGCTAAGTGATTGGGGATTAGTTACTATTATAAACGGTACTGACCTCAAATGTGCGCCACTTCGTCAAATTAAAATTATTTCTTATAAAGATAAGAATAATTGGGAATTATTGCCAAAATATAATATAGGCAATAAATAACGGCTATACCCTTTGGGTATAGCTATACTATATAAATAATAATGTGATGCGGAATGATCCGGTCACATTTCAATCTTGCTTGACATAAAGGAGATAACAATGACAGGCTTATCAACACTATTTCCCCGTTCCTCATTTGTTGGTTTTGACCATCTGTTCAATGAACTTGAATGGACTGCCAAACATGCAAATGATCACTATCCACCTCATAACATTATTAAACAAGGTGAATCAGATTATCTTATTGAACTAGCAATTGCTGGATTCTCTAAGGATGAATTGTCTGTTGAGGTTAAGGATCGTACACTTACTGTAATGGGTGAACACAAGTCTAGGGGTCGTGAGTTTATTCATCGTGGTATTTCTACCAAGAAGTTTAAGCGTACGTTCCGGCTGTCTGAGCACGTAAAAGTGCACGGAGCAGATATTCAGGATGGTATACTTGCAATCGAACTGAAGTACGTCATTCCTGAAGAAATGCGTCCTCGTAAAATCAATATTGGTCAAAACGAGGAAACATCAAATGACACAAGCAATACTAGCAGCCCACAGCTACTCAACGAGGGCAATTGAACTATTAATCAACCTATTCAAGGACTATAAGGCATATAGAGCACGTCAGGCTCAAATCAAGGAAACCGTAAGAGAATTATCAAGGTTAACTGATCATGAGTTAAATGACATTGGCTTTGCTCGAGGTGACATACTTTCTGTTGCACGTGGTGACGCGGATATGAAGAAAAAAGCTTCATACGCTGAAACTAACGAAAACATGAAAGGATGGGTCTAATGACAACAGCCGTAATGAACTATATGTTTGCGCCCTTGTCGGGTTTGTGGTCTTCATTCGGACATTGGTTCCAAATGATTGGTTACTCCCGAGCGGCAGCAGAGCTAGCTCGACAGGGTTATCAAGAGGAATCCAAGAGGTTAATGTTAGAATTAGCTAAAATAAAAAATTAAAAGTTGGGGGGTGTACAACCCCCTACTTTCGTGATATAATGGCTCCATAAGCGGAGGTATATTTTTGTCATTTTATACATCAGTAAATCGTCATATGAATCAAATCCTTTATCGTGGATATAATGATTCTGGCGCACCTATTCAATCTAAAGTAAAATTTCAACCGACGTTGTATATCAAGTCTAACGAGGAATCGCCATTCCTTGCTCTTGATGGTACTCCGGTATCTCCTATTAAATTTGATAGTATGAGTGAAGCCAAACAATTCATGAAACGTTATGAAGACATTCATGAATTTAAAATCTATGGCCAAGACCGATGGACATTTCAGTTCATTGCTGACAAGTGGCCTAAAGATATTCAATTCAATCCATCTCATATAAACGTAGTTAACTTCGATATTGAGGTTGCCTCTGATGATGGATTCCCCGAACCAGCCGAAGCATTACATCCAATTATTTCTATTGCTCTTAAATCCAGTAAGTCTTCCATATATCATGTATGGGGTCTTGGTGATTATGATGTAGAAAAATGTGAAATAGAAATGCATGGCGATCTAATTCAATATAAGAAGTTTGATTCCGAAGAAGCCATGCTAGCCAACTTTCTCAAGTATTGGTCTGACAATTATCCTGATGTGATTACCGGTTGGAACTCACGATTCTTTGATTTGCCATATTTGATTAACAGACTATATCGTATTGGTTCTGATCAAGCCGTTAAACGTTTATCGCCATGGAATCTTGTAGATGCCGGTATGATGGAAGGCACATATAAAGTTGTTGGTATCGAACAAGCTGACTATCTTGAATTGTTCAAGAAGTTCGGTTATTCCTATGGTGCTCAAGAATCCTATAAACTTGATCACATCGGTTATACGGTTCTCGGTGAGAAGAAGTTATCCTATGAGGAACATGGTAGTCTTCATACGCTCTATAAAAACGATCACCAAAAATTTATCGACTATAATATCAAAGACGTTCAACTTGTTCAACGTATCGATGACAAGATGGGTCTTATCAATCTTGCACTTACCGTGGCATATAAAGGTGGTGTTAATTTATCTGACACGTTTGGTACAACGGCAATATGGGATTCAATCATATATCGTGAACTAAACAAAAAGAATATAATCATTCCGCCTAATGAACAGAAGCATAAGATCCCATATCCAGGTGGCTATGTAAAAGAACCATATGTTGGTTCACACGATTGGGTTGTATCATTCGATTTAAACTCTCTGTATCCTAATCTTATTGTACAATACAATATGTCACCT